TGAATAACCCATTCATTCAGGGAGTTCAATATGGCGACTTGAATTATGAATCAGAAGATCTCATTGAAATTACTTTGACTCTTCGTTATGATTGGGCTCAGTGCGAAATCCTTCCGGGTGACACTAGTACTAACGTTGATCAAAACGTTGGCGCTGATACTGGAAAGATCGGTGCTGCTTCTCCTCCACAATCAACTGATTTCTTCAATCCAGAGGGATCGTAAGAGAGGTATAAATGACGTTTTGGACATCCGCGGGAACTACTCCCAAGTTAAAAGATAGGTTTGTCGTGAAGATTGGTGGAGTATTAAATCTCTTCGTTAAATCTGTCGACAAACCTACTTTAACTTTTGATAACAAAGAATATAAAATGATAAATCATCATTTTAAATATCCGGGTTTGCCAAAATGGAATACAATAAAAATGACCTTTGTCGACACAACTACGGTTGCTGGTAACAATCAGGATCAAGAAGGAGCACAGGTTAAAGAGTTTTTAGAAATACTTAACCAAGCCGGTTACTCTCTCCCTTCTGGTCAAGCCGTTGATGCTCGACTTGGTATGGCTGGTGCTGGTAGTGTTTCGAAGAATGAATCAACCGCTGCCTTAGGAGACGTTCAAATACAACAGATTGGACCTTTCACTCCCGGCGGTGGAGATGACAAAATAAAAGTTGTTGAAGAATGGAAATTAATCAACCCTATTATTAAATCCTTGTCCTTTGGTGCTCTCGCGTATGGCGAAGACGGCGTTGTTGAGTACACACTGGAATTAGACTACGATTATGCAGAGTATTCTGCTGGTCACAGTATTCAAGGGAGTGCTCCGGTGATTGCCCCAAGCAGTCCCGAATAACTTTCACACATTATTTAGAGGTATAAATGAAAAGAAATAATCAAGATCGTATAATGGGCGGTCACAAACCACAGCCAACGGAGGATACTCCAAAGATGGCAAATCCATTAGATTTCGTGACTCCAACAGAATTCGTTGAGTTACCATCAAAGGGGAGATACCCCACCGGACACCCGCTTTGTGGTCAAGATACTATCGAGATCAAATATATGACTGCGAAAGACGAAGATATTCTTACGAACAGGTCTTTGTTAAAGAAAGGTTTGGCTATAAATCGTTTGATAACAAATTTAATTAAGAACGATTCAATCAGCGCAGAATCTTTGTATATCGGAGATAGAAATGCAATCTTGATTTATGCAAGAGCTTCTGCTTATGGAAACATATACAAAACAAAAGTTACTTGCCCAAGTTGTTCAACAGTCAGTAAGGCTAGTTTTGACTTAAATGATCATACAACTTATCATGGTGATGAGTTTGAGGAATTTGGAATTGAAATGACAGAAAATATGACATTCAAAACCACTTTACCCTTGTCGACAATCGAGGCAGAAATTCGTCCACTGGTGGGTAGCGATGAGGTAGCCATGGTTAAGAAAAACAAGAACCTTAGCAACATGACGAATCTCGTAACAGATCAGATGAGATACTTTGTTGTGTCTTTTAATGGTTATACAGACAAAAAAACAATTAACATGGTCATTGATAACATGACGGCAATGGATTCTAAGCATCTTCGTAATGTTTTTAAAGCAGTTTCGCCGGACTTACAGATAAGAGACTTATTCGAATGCCCAGAGTGTGGCCACGAGGAGGATATGACCGTGCCATTTGGCACCGACTTTTTTTGGCCTGAGTGATGAATATATGGAGAGCATCTATGAGTCGTTCTTCATATTAAAGCATTATGGTGGCTGGTCTCTTTTCGAATTGTACAATCTTCCTGTCGGTCTACGGCAGTGGTGGCTCAAAAGAACCATCGAGGAATACGAGAAAGAAAAGAAAGCAATGGATAAAGCTAAACGCAAATAGAATGTGCCCATTAATTGGGCATTTTTTATTGTGAACTAATTAAATGTAAAGAGGATTATATATGTTCGGACCAAAGATATTCATGGATCCAACCGAAGGTGGTGGAGGTGGCCCCAACGAGGGAAACAAAAAACTTACCGGCGCCGAAAAAGATCTGGCGGAAGGGATAGCGAGACAAAAAGAGCTAAAAGACCTCGTTGAAAAAGCAAAAAAAACGCAACAAGAAATCTTGCAAGAAAAAAAAGCCGAACAAGTGATCATGTCGGATATGATCGCAGCTTCTCAAACCCAATTGGAAATTGACAAAATGCGAAGAGAAGATGCCACTAAAAAATTAATGGAAGAATTGGCAGGTCTGAGAGAGATCACTGACGAGAAAGAACAACAAGAACACCTAGAAAAGAGGTTAAGTGAAATCGCTGGTAAACGTGTCGAATTAGGTGAGGATTTCATAGATATATTAAAGGACGATGAAAAGTTTACTAAAAAAATAGCAGAATTAACAGAAGCTGCTGAAAAATCCGAGGAAAAAAGAAAGAAAACAATAGAAACCACAAGTCAACTTCACAACAAGATTGCTAAGAAATTGGGAATTAGCACCAAGTATAGCGATAATATGGTTGTGAGTCTACTAAAAGGGAATGTTAATTTAAGTGACATGTTAGGTACTGTTTTGAGTTTCAAGAATGTTTTGAATAATGTAGTTGGTACAGCAGCCAAAATGGCTCTCGAAATTGATGACACCGCAAAGGCTCTTGGTAAGGCCACCGGCATGGGAAATCAGTTTCAAGGTCAAATATTGGCCGTGCACAGCAACACAATAGCCATGGGCGCATCAATTCAAGATGCCAGTAATGCTACTAAAAGTTTAATCGAGAATTTCTCTGCTTTTAATCCAAATGCTGACGCCGCAAATGAACATATGGCAACGAACATTGTTTTGTTAGAA